AACTCTGTATGTTTCGTCTCGCAAAGATGAAACCAAATTAACCTGTGCATTGCAATGAAAAGGAGAACACAATGGCAACAGTAACTCTGTATGTTTCGTCTCGCAAAGATGAAACCAAATTAACCTGTGCATTAACAGGACAAATAAAAAAGAAGATAAAATCCAAATTAGATGACAGTATGGGCGAAGAACTTGTCCCTGTAAAAGCTAAAACATTTACAGCACGTGGGGAGAAAGTACATCAGCAACTTTCATCTATAGCAACAGCATTAAAACATTTTGATACAATTGGTTGTTCCAAAGCAGATAGATTATTTCTGTGGAGCACTGGAGAAAAAGATGTGGTTGATGTAATCAATTCAAACAGTTGCGAAGAACTACAATCACAAATACAAGAACAAGACACCAAAGATGTTATACATCATTTGTATGCACTTAAAAATGGATTAAGTGTACGCATTGGTTGGCAAGACAAAAACAAAAAAAATAGATTTGTTGATGAAGCTATGCAACTAATTGGTGAGAAACAAAGCAAATTACCAACTTGGGAAAACGCACTACAAAAAGCAAGGAATATGTCAAATGGAAATGAAAATAACGGATAGTGGTGTTGCGGTTATTGCCATCTACGAAAGGTGGCAAGAACTTGTTAATATGAAAGGTGCAATGCCAAAGAATGATAAAGAATGGTGGGACTTGGTAGACTTATTGGATCCACACGAATTTGAAATAATAATGGAGTACGCAATGCAATCTAAATTTATTAGAGGACCTGAAAGATTGTGGGCACAAAATAAATTAGAACAACGTCCGTTTAGATTAAGAAACAAAAATGATAAATGGAGCAACTCCAACAACAATCATAAATTATGGAAAATACTTTTGAACAGTTGTGAACAAATTAAAGTAAAGATTGAGCAAGAAGAATAACGAGAGATAACAAACAACCAACCAATGTGCTGAACAACCACCACAATGTTCGTTTAACAGATGTAACATCGTCTTGTATATGAGCAAGGTGGTTGTTGGCTACTATATCTAATTTAGTTTCAATTTTTGCAACTTGCACTTCTACTAATGTTAATCTCTCTTGTTCTTTGTTGTCCATTATATTTGCCTTATGTTTAAAGTATCTGCTGTAACATTTGTACCGCTTGTAATCATTGTTGGTGAGTGAACAGGATTAAATTGTCCTCCAACTTGATTACTTGCACCGTTGTCATAATCTACAGACGTATTAATAGTACTATAGCCGTTGTGATATGGTGCTGAAAATTTGTGGTGTCCTTTGCCATTGGAATCTGTCCATTGGTTTCTTAATGTTGCATCACTCCAATCAGCATATGTATCCTTTGCAACATAAACAGGACCTAAACTGCCTGTGAAATGTTCTTGTGTAGCACTATTGTGTGTAATCGCGCCTGCAACAAATGTGCGGCAGTCTTTCATACCTGAATTTTTTATTGTAAGAGTTTCGCTTTCAGGTATAGCGCCGTTAATAGTAGGAACGGTTGTGTTGTGGTTTAATTGTGTGCCACCTGTTGTGGCTGTTGTAGTAACACCTGTATAGCTTGTTGAACCCACTGTTATTTCAAATGTTCTATTAGTCAAATGATTTGCTGAATTGAATGAATCCACAGGAAAAGTACCTGAACTTGGAAAAAATGCATCTGAGTCGTGTGAACTTGTGCCTGTTGGCGCATTGTTTACAGAAATTGTAGTAATATAACCATCATCTAAATAGTTTAATACTTGTGTGTTTGTGCAACCAATACTTGAATGATTGACATACATATGAATATCAGATGTTTGTGTGTAGCCTGTTTGATATGGGCTATAATTTACTGCGTTGCCATTAATTTGTATAAAAATACAATTCCAACCTGTTGCGTTCCAACCTGCGGCATCAACCAACCTGTTTGTGCTTGTCCATCTTCTGCCATTGTCTGTAGCATAGGCAGTATGGGCTGTTGAGGCACTACCTCTGTCACCTTGTACAACAACTAATTTGCCACTTTCAATTCTAATGTGATAACCAATAAATTCATTTGCTCCTGTGCTACCTCCTAAAATACCCCATATTTGTTCTGTGTTGCTTCCAAAATTTCCTTTCAACCAAAACACAATGGAATGGGCACTTCTACCATTGGTACTAAAATAACTGCCTGACAATGTTGATGAATAAACAGATGATGTGTTTGAAAAATCCGCACCTCTAATGCTTGGTGGTTGTGCTCCATCAATTACTGCAAACATTAATCGTCATTCTCCGCATCAGTTGTGTACAATAGTTTTATACCAATCAATCTTGCGTCTGCTGAAAGTGTATCGCCTACATCAGTTGCTTGTCTGGTAATGTTAAAATATATAATGTCGTCGTCACTTGGGGAGCCCGCAATGGTTATTGCTCCACTTGTGGTACCTCTACAAATATCATTTGTTGCTGTAAGTGTGTCTGTTACACTAACAGCACCACCAAATGATGAGTTTAAGGGATTGTCGTTGTCTAAACCAACACCTGACAATGCCCATTTAACATCACCACTGCCTGTAGTTGCTGTCCAATATGGAATAAATTGTACTGTACCTCTGTTCCATCTTTTTGGCATAGCAAGTGAAAATTGTGCATTTTCATTTGAGGATGCATCAAAATCTAAACTTCTAATTTCTGGTTTGTTTGCCGCAACTTCTTGCGTGTTGTGAAATTCACAACCACTTGTTGTAGTTGGAAACATTGCGTTTGCTGTTATCCATAAACTGTGTGTACCTGTTGATGTAATGTTTTTCCAATCGCCATCTTCTCTTACTCTAATTCTATTTGATGTTGAATTGTAATATAAATTTCCGTTGGATAAATCGTTAGCAGGGTCATTTGCTACATCGTGTAATCGTAATTGTGTGTGTAGTTCTACATTGTCATCAATTGTTAATCTTAAGACACCGTTACCTGATCCGCCCTGTCCATTACCTTCTGTTCTAAAATCAATCTTACCACCCATATTGCCTGTTGAGTGATCCTCTGATGCTTTAAAGTCTACCGCACAAGTTTTGTTGTAGTAGTCAGCACTATAACCTAAACTGTTGTTGTCCCAAGCGGAGCCAAAGAATGAAAATATATAATCACCATTGCTTAAAAATGCAGGGTTAGAAGGATCGTCTGATGCACTTCTTTGTAACCATAGATTTGGATATGCTCCATTGGAATCATTAGCTCGCATAACAATAGCAGGAAAGTTACCACCTTGCCCACTTAAACTACTGTCACCTTTGGTTTCAATTTGCAGTCCAACGTTGAACAATTGGTAAGGTGTTGGATCCGCACCATTGAAGTTGTTCAAGTAAATACCTCTGCCTTCTGTGGTATTACCATACACTTCTAATGATTTATTTGCTTCTACTGTGCCTGTGCCATTTGGTTGTAGTTTAATATCACCATTTGAACGAGTGGTTAATATCATTCCACCTGCGTCTTCAATATCAATCTGTTTTGTGCCATTGGATTCAAATGCAATTCTACCTGCTTCAAAGTGTAGTTCTGGTTCTGATGTACGCATACCTCTTGTGTTGAGTACATCTCTCGCACTAAATCTTGCAAAACCTAATTCTGCTAAATCTGTTGTTGCGGCTGTCGTAGCAAAGTTTGTGTCATACACAAGTTCAACTGCATTTGTACCAATTGAATTTACTGCTGTTACTGTACCTGTCACAACACCTGTTGTTGCTGTGCTTGTAGCAAAACTACCACCTTGTACATTTTGTAAATAAATCTTTCTGTCACTTGCAACAACATCTAATAATTGTCCTGTAACACTTCCTTGTGTAATTGTTGCACCTGTGGCTCCTCTATACGGAACACCCACATCAAATGTTGTTCTTGTTCTTGTTGCGTGTCCATCATCTCTTACCTGCATATTCAATGGTGAATAAATTAATCCACTACCATTGTTGCCTGCTGTATGACTGCCATCTATGTCTGTTACAAAAACAATATTGCTTTTACCACTTGTTTGTTGTGTTCTAATTGCGGCATCTGTTCCCGTAGTGTGTAATCTTACAGCACCACCTGTGCCTGTTGCTTGTCCACCGTATGCACCCGTTGAAGGTAATACGTCTGTTCCTGTTAAACTAAATGCTTGTGTATCTAAATCTCCACCAAGTTGTGGTGTTGTGTCTTCTACTACGTTGTTGATTGAAACTGCTTGTGCTCTTGCATCTGTGTAATACAAGTTTGTACCTTCTGTTAAATTGTCAGTAGTTTTTGTTGCAAGTCTTGTGTCAAAGTCTGCGTTTGCTCTTGCTGTAGTGTAATACAAATTTGTATTTTCAGTAATGTTGCTGGTGTCAAATTCTGTAAAATCTAAAGCAATATCACCACTTGTAATGCTTATGCCTGTGCCACCTGTAAAGTGTGCTCTTGTTTCTGCCGCACTTGGACCCGTGTATGTAATAACACCTGTTGTTGAATTGTATGCTAAACTTCCGTCACCACCTGCATCAGTAACACTTACACTTGCTCTTGCACGTGCATCTGTAAAGTAAAGGTTGTTGGATCCTTCTGTAATTTCGTCTGTGTTGTCTTTAGTTTCAATTTGTGATTGTATGTATGCTTTTGTAGATTGTTGTGATGGTGCTCTTGTGTCACTATTTGATGAAAAATTATCTTCATCAATTATATTGTTTTGTATACGTGCATCTGCTCTTGCATCTGTGTAGTATAAATTAGTTGAACCTTCTGGTAAATCATCTGTGTTTACTTGATTAGTACCTGTACCAAAATCAATGTGTGTATCATTTATACCATCTGTGTTAAGTGTTAACGCACCTGTACCGCTGTTGTAGTTTAATGGTGCTGTTGCTGTTATGGCAATAGTAGTTGGAGTTGGTTCAAATTGTTGATTTGTTTGGCTCCAAGCCAACACGTTACCATCACCTGAACTTGAACTTACACCTGTTGTAGCAACATCACTTAAATCACCAACACTTGCTAAACCAATACGTGCATCTGCTCTCGCATTTGTGTAATATAGATTACTGCCTTCTGTTAAGTTGTCAGTGGTTTTTGTTCCTAATCTTGTGTCAAATCTTGTGTCTGTGTAATATAAATTTGTTCCTTCTGCTAAATTAGTTGTTGTGTGATTTGCTAATGAAGAAACTGTTCCTGTTACATCACCTGTAACATCTCCAATCAAATTACCTGTTATAGTTGTAACAGTAAATGAATTGCTTACTTGTATGTCACCACTTGCATCAAATGATAACACTTTGTTTTGTCTACTTGTTTTGGCAGGTAATGTTGAATCCGCTGTTGATACTAATTCTGAAGAAGGAAATTTTAATGCGTTCTTGTTACCAATTTCAATGTTGTCTTGCAACGCCATTACAATGTTGTCAAATTCTGCGTTCAAGTCTTTGGAAGTTAAAGCACCCCCTCTTTGAAAGTCAACTGTTCTGCTTAATTCTACGTCACGTATGATTGTTACTACAGCACCATTAGTAGGAGCAGTACCAAATTGTACTGTACCACCTTTGTTACTGCCATCACCAACGTCTAATAGTACTGTGTAATGTGTTGTGTAAGTTTGTTCTACACCATCAACAAATACCTGTAAGTCACCTGTGTTTTTCATTGCAGTACCAAATGCACCTGTTGTTACAGTTATTGTTGCACCTGAAACTGTTGTAGAAGCCGCATCAACAAGCTCTACCACTGTACCACTTGTTCTTGTGTTAATTGTTGTTTCTAAATTGGCACCACCTGCTCCTGCACCATTTACTGTAATGCTTTTGCCTTGTAGTGCAGATGTGTAAAAAAAGTCTGCTGTAGTTACTGTTAATGTTTGATCCCCACTTGGAATTGATGCTGTTGCATTTGTTATTGTGTTGCCTGTTTGTAAAGCAGGTACAACAAAGGTAAATGTAAAGTCTTTGTTATTACCATTGCCTGTGTACTGTATACTTGGTGTTACGTTTGATACTGCCATAATATTGTGTGTCCTTGCTTGTATTTACCTAAAATAAATCTGGTAAACTGTCATATAGTACGTTGTTGTATTCTCCGTTGCGTCTTGTGTCTGTTGCACGTTTTTCTAATCTTCTTTCACGTTCACGCCATCCTTTTGGATCTGCCCACTCTTGTAAATTTTCGTGCAAATATTTTCTAATAACCATTCTTGCCCACCATAAATTTTGTAGTGGTATAGTGTCTGCAAGTGTGCGTGTTAATGGACGTAATCTTTTTCTAAAATCTTCTTCTTCTGTGAATGGTGCTATTGCTAAATTGAATGTACCTGCTGTTAGTTTAGCCGCATCTGTCATTACAGGACCCAACAAACCAAATATAGCATCTTGTGAACGTATGTATTCTGATTCACCACCTGCTATTGCAGAAACTAATTCTTCACCACCCATATTCATAAACAAGTCTGAAACAATACCTGCTCCACCACCTGTAATTACAGCACGTGCAAATCTTTCACCTGGCTCTGTAATAGGTTCTCTACCTGCAACAAAATCTTTTGCAGAATTAATAAAGAATCCCATTGCTGTTAAACTACTCATCAAACCAATTGAAAACGCAGTTGTTTTTGCCCAACTGTCACTTTGCTTACCATAACGCACTAATATTTTTCTGTATATTGCAACTGCTATTGCTTTAAACTGTGTAATAGCTTTCATTGTTGCACCCATTACTTTTCTGTCATCACTAAAAAATGTAACTATTGCTCTGTCGTAATCATTACCTTCAATTACTAATGTCTTACCAACATCATTAAACAACGTTGTCATTTTAGTACGCAATGATGTGTTACCAAATGCAGTTTCAAAAACTTGTTCATCAAGTAAACGCATATTAACAAAACCTTTTTCATTTAATGGTTGTGTTCTTAACAATCTTGTCCACGCAGGCTCACCACCACGTGCAACATCATCAATGCCATATTTGGCTAATGCCGCTTGTAATTGTTTTGGTAAGTCTTTAAATGCAGTTTTGTTAGAAATGTACTTGCCCATTTTTCTACTAAAGATTCCTTGCACTGCACCTCTTGTTGCATTTGTCCATTGTTGTAAGAAAGATATTTTCATAGACTTTTGTGCAATCCAATCAGCACCTCTGTTTACTTTACCTGTAAACGTAGCACCTACACTTGTTTCATCACTTAATCTGCCAACCATATCATCAAACACAAAAGCCATTTCATTTGCCCATCTTTTTTCTTCATTCAAAGAAAGTTTAAATGGATTTGTTAACAACTTAATTGTTTGTGAAAAATCTAAATCAAATAAACCTTTACCTGCAATAATGGCAGTTGGTATATCCAATGTTGCTGTAATAGGTGCTGTACCTAATTTAGATGCAATTTGTAAATTTAATAATGTTTGTATTGTTGCATACGTGTTGTTGTATTCATATTTGTGTGGATTCATAACTTGATCCAACTTGTCTAACGCACCACCTATTTGACTGTTGACTTTTGTTTTGTTTGCAAGTTTTTCAATGTACCTAACAGTCATCATTGGGTTGTTGCCTAAAAATTGTTTTATTGCTGTCTCACGTGCAAACTCACCCATATCCGCCATAAGCTGTTGTTGTAGTCCAACACGTGAATAAGATTTGTGTAAACGTAAAAATGTTTCACCATCTTTCCATTGTAGTATTGGTGCCTTACGTCTTAAGAACTTTGTGCTTCTACCTTTTTGTGCTGTGTCACCTGCTGTACGCCAATTAGCTTCACCTTGTGTTAAATGTTCATACAAGTCATCTAAAACTTTTTGTCTTTGTACTGCGTTGCCGTGTACACCTTCGTCTAAATCGTTGATGTGTTTTTCAATAAATTGTTGTTTTGTTAATTTAGCAACTTCATCTTTGTCCCATACAACACGAGATTTTGCATTACCAAATGATGTTTTATCACCTGTTACAATTCTATTTGCAACCATACCCATTTTCATTGTGTGGTATTCTTTTGCAATTTTAAATGCTTCTACATTACCTGTAACACTGTCATTACGTGTAGGATTTGTTTCTACTTCAAAAAGTTCTTTGTAAAATGCTTCATAATTTTTTTTGTTTGCAATGTAGTCGTCAAAGTTTTTGCCTGCAATTCTTTGTGTAATTTCATTAAAGTCTTGTAACAAATTATTTTTTGTAGATTTAATTAATTCTAAAAATGGTACACCACCTCTTGTGTCACCATTGTCATATATCATTCCAACAATAGCTCTTTGTGTTGCTTTATCTAATGTAAGTTTTTTGTCTTCATCCATCATAGATTTAATTCTATTTTGTAAATCTCTTTTGAAAGATTCTGTTTTTTGAAAACTATCTGTTTGTGACATAAAGTCATCTAACAGTTCTAAAACTTCATTGTTGGTTCCATCATCAACAGCTTTGTCTGTAAACTTAACACCATCAATTTCAGCTTCTGCATCAATACCAATTTCTTTTGATTGTTGTCTTATTTCGCTGTGTTCTCTATCAAGTTTAGCACGTGTTTTTTTATCTACACTTTTGCCTGTGTCTTTTTCAAAATTATCAAAACATATCTTTGCCATTGTTACGCTCCATTAGTAATCATACAAGTATGAAACTTTTTCTTTGCATCTCTTTGTGTTTGCATATCTTTTAATTTATTTTGAAATGCAATTACTGTGTTTCTAAATGCTGTTTGTTCTTCATCTAATCTTCCAACATCAAAATCTTTTGTTGGTATAAGTGTTCTATTGCCTGCATCATCTTTAACAATTCTAAAACCAATCTCTTGCATACTTCTTTCACTTACAATTGGTTGTGATAAAAATGCCGCCATAGCACCTTCTGGTGTTGTGTTTTTTACAAAGTTAGAACCTCTAATTGAATTTACTGCCGCTTGTTCATCACCATCAGTTTCATTTAATCTTGTAATAACTTTTTTACTGTTTTCATTTACACTTGCTTTACCACTACGTGCATCAGTGTTTACAGCGTCAGCAGTTTCATTTGCCGCTCTTGCTGTTGCATTAACTTGTCCTACAAATGAATCTTGTTCATTTAAGAATTGTGTTTTTACTGCTTCTAATTCTTCGCTGTTAAGTTTTTTGCCTCTTCTTATTTGTCCATTTGCTCTTTGCTTAACAATATAACCTGCTGTTATTTCGCCTGTTATTTCATCAATTTCTAAATCATATCTTTCATCACCAACCAACACTCTAAATCTATCAACTTTGCCGCCACCTAATTTTGTGTTTGCATTTTGTTGTGTAACTATTTCATTGATACGTGCATCAATGTTGTCTGGTGTAAGTGTTTCTACTTTACCTTCACTTGATATTTTAATTGTGTCAATGTCACTTATTTCTCTTACAGTTGGTAATATACGTGCAACGTTTTCTATTTTGCCTGTAAGTTTTATGCTACCATCTTTATCAATTTCTAATTTTACTCTGCCTGCATCACCTTTAGCATAAACTATACCACGTGCATCAATGTGTATTGCACCTTCAAGTGTGTTATCAATATTAAAGTTTCTAATAAAACTTGCTGACGTTGAAGCAGTACCACTTACTTTTGTTGCCGCTCCTCTACTGTGTGCCGCATTTATATCTATAACTGTGTTAGGTGGTGCAATTGAACTGTCACCAATTTCTTTGTCGTGTCTTTGTGTTTCTTTTATAAGTGCTGTGTCACCTGTTTTTGTTGTATTCATTGCACGTGCAAACTTACCAAAACCTGTTCCAATTAAACTTAATCCATAACCTGCACCAAAGGCAAACCCTGCGTTTAAGGCGTGATCCTTAAATGTTAAATCTCTGCCTCTTATTTCTTCTGTGCTTTCTGCTAATGGGGCATATATTGCTGTGTCTAAAATTGCATTGCCAACACCAATTGCTAAACTTTTACCTAATAAACTTGCACCAAAACCAACTGGCACAATGTTAATTGGATCTAACATAGCACCTACAAACGTACCACCAAACTGTGCCGCCTTACCCCAACCACTTGCACGTTGTGATAATATTTGTGCTTCGTCTACTTGTGCTCTGTAATCTCTAATATTTTTTGCAACGTCTGTTGATAGTTCATCATACCAATCAATGTCATCTACATAATAAGGATGTGATTCATTCCAATCTTCTTGTGGAATAATATTCTCGCCACGTTTTGCTCTTTGTTTAAGTGTTAAGTCTTGTATTAAACCAATTGATGTTTCTTTGAAACCAAGTCCAATACCTGCACCTAAATTATCTGTAATTGTACTTGGTGGTACATACACATCTTGTTGTGTACGTTCCGTATCTAAACCAAAGCGTTCATCAACTCTTGTTACCATAGTTTAATAATCCAAACTTGGTGTTAAGTCTATTTCAGTTAAACCTAATGCTTCTTGTGCCGCTTCACCTTGTAATAATATTTCGCCATCTGACATAACATCATCGCCTGTTATGTCTGGTGTTGCTTGTACTGTTTTTCTTATTTCTGCAACAAAACTTTCTAAAGCACGTAGTGGAGACATTTGCATACCATACTCACCTTTGAATGTACGTTGCGTATTGTCTTTCCAATTTTCTATAACAAATTGTTTAACATTTGGATTTGATAAATCAGCACCAAGTCTTTGTGTGTTGTCAGCTAACCAATCAATCATCCAATCTTCTATTTCACCATCTTTTATGTAAAAACTAATTGCGTGTAATTTTAATTTGTCTTCTTTGTTTGTTGTAAGTTCACCTGCGTGAATATCTAAATATTGTATTTTGCCTTCTTCGTTTTGTGTTTCTTCAAAAAATGCTTCATACAATAAATCAATTTTGTCTTTGCCTTCTAATGGTACCTGCTTGTCAATAAAGTTACCATCTCTTCTGTCTTTACGTGCACCTGCACCTTCTGTTCTTTCAGTGCCTTTAACAGTTTTAGTGTCACCCATTTCTGTTAAAAATGTTGTGTTCCAATCATCTGGTTTTGCAAACACTTGTGTTTTTTCTACATCATTAGTTTCTGTTGAAGCTGTTGCACTGTTTGTTACATCAACTGTAACTACAGTTTTGTTAACTTCATTTTCACCACTTGGTGTTTTCATATACACTGGCGCCATCAACAAGTTAGTGTCTTCTGGTACCATAAAAATTTGATTGCCTTGTATTACAAATCTGTATGCATCTTTGTGTTCAACCATATCTGAAATTGTAAAGTTAGGATCATTTGAAAATATTGGATAGTCCTGCGGATTATTTAAAACATCATTTAGTGTTTTTTCTATTTCATTAATTGGAAATGCTTCACTGTTGTTAGGTACTAATAGTGTTTGTCCATTTGCTTCAATCTTAACAGGAACATACGCATTGTCTAATCTTTGCATTGTCATATTCATTGCACGTGTTGGTTCCATACCACCTGCAACTTTGGCTACAAAGTGTGCATAAGCACCATCATAGAGTGTACCAAACAAAGCAGGATTTGAACGTAGTGATGCAAAATATTTGTCATTGAAACTTTTGCTAAAATCAGTTTCAATATCTGTCCATTTATTTGTACCACCTTCACCTGTGTAAATTTTCTTTAAGTCTGTTTCATATTCTTTTAAATTTTTAATACCGTTGTACATTGCTCTTGCACTGTTGGTGTCACCTTGTTGCATCATATCAAACACGTGTTCCATACCACTGCTGTCTAATTCTAAATCTTTCAACAATGACGGCATATACTTGCCAAATTGTTTGTCCAATGCATCAAAGTATCCACCTTCTGCAAACAAGTCATTGAATGATGCATTTTCAATTGTGTTTTTAATATCTTCTAATTGTGCTTTAGGCATAATAGTACCACTCCAAGCACTTACACCTGTAATTTTCTTTTTAAGAACTAAACTTTCTTCAATTGCTTGTGGTGAACTAAAATCTAATGTGTGTCCTGCATTTGTAACAAGTTGCCAATCACTGCCATCGTGTTTGCCAATTATATCTTTTTTATTTTGTAAACTTGTTTCTAAAGAACTTTTTATACCTTCATACAATAAAAGTTGTCCTCTGTTGTATGCCATTTGTGCTTCTGATAATTCATTACCATCTGCATCTTCTTTTGTTCTTAAACTTACTTCTAAATTGTTAATTGTTTTTTCAACGTTGGATAATTCTTGTGCGTGTTCAGTTATACTTGCTGTTTCTAATTGTTTAACGAAACCACCTGCTACTTGTGAATTTTCCCATTCTGTTTCTAATTCTAATATTTTTGCTTCATCAACACCAAGTTCTCTAAACTTGTCTGCACTAAAAACATAACCACTTTCTGTACCAATTTTTTCTACAGCAATAGCACCTGCAAGTTCTGTTGTTGCTGTATCTAATTGTGCCGCAAATAAAGTTTTGTCTCTGTTGAATGTTGCATACAATTCGTTTGAAATAGACTGTTGTTCTTTAACAGAAAGTGCTCTACCTAAATCAATGCCACCTTCGCCAAATACATCACTTGTTTCATTCATTATTGTTTGAAATATTTCGCCACCATTTCTAATGTCGTTAATAAATTCTTCCTTTGTTACACCAAATCTTTTGTAAGTGTTGTAACCATTTCTGATAGCACTTAACTTAACAGTTGTTGCTAATGCTTCTTTTAATTCAAATGCTTTGCTTGGTGATAGTGTGCCATCTAAACTTTCTATACGTGCAACTACAGATGCATAGTTTTCAATAAGTGCATCATCATCAAAACCATTTTGTGTAATTAAATTTTCAATGTCAATAATATCTGACATTGTTGTTTCATACATTGTGCTTACATATTCATCTTTGTCATAGTTTAATTTTTGTGTGTTAACATATTGAAAACTTGATTGTATTTGTGAATCTAAATAATTTGCAATGTCTGGTTGTAATTGACTTGGAACATTTTGCATTATGTCTTCACGTAGTTGTTGTGAATCTGCATTGAATCCATCTAAATTAGGCACAGGATTTTCTAATGTACTGCCATCATACTGTGTTCTTATTTTATAAATGTCATCTTTAATTTTCTTTTGTGTACCTGCTATGAAAGCCGCGTTGGCACCTTTTTGAAAGGCACTGCCTGCAATAGTGTATTGATTTTCTGTTTCAACATAAGCTAAACCTTCTTTTAAGTTTTGGTTTTGTGCTTCTACACCTGCTTCATAACCTTCGTTCTTTGCTTTTTCATCTAATACATCATTAGCAAACGCAACAATCTTTTGTGCATTTCTAATGTTTGTGTCATCTAAACGTGGACGTGTGAACCTACCTGTTGGGCTACGTCTGTTTTCATATGTTGGTATTTTTGCCATTTATTTCCAAGCCTTTCTGCTCCAATAGTTTGCACTTAAAGTTTTTTGTCCACTTGTTTTAATGCCTGCACTTCTTGCCAAATAGCTTTTACGTGCTTTGGGATTATTTTTACGAATACGCATATTTGGATCACCAAAAGTAACTTTGTTAACATTGCCTGTTTTGTTATTTCTAACATACACACCACTTTTTTTAGAACTGCCACTTGGCAATCTAAATGGTTTGTTCAACGTAACTTTTCGCCCCTTATACTGCGCCATTACTTGTGTTTTTTTTGTATTGCTAATTTAAGGCTTGTACTTGCGCCTTTGTGCTTTACAAATTTTCCTTTGTGTTTCATCAATTTGATTCCACTTTTACTTTTCATAAAGTGAAAACCTTTTGGTGCTTTAATACTACGTGTTGCCATTAGTATTTTTTCTTTCTGCCATAACCTTTTTTAGATTTTGACTTTGTTTTCTTTGCTTTAGTTTTTTTACCGTAACTTTTTTTACCGTACATTTTATATTCCTCCTCTTATTCTACCTGCTTGATCCAAATCAGTAATGTCAGCAGTGAATTGGTTAGTTGTATTACCTGCAGGTACTGTGCCTCTACGCATACCTGCCAAACTTAAATCCAACAAATTGCCAAACGCTCTTTGTCTGCCACTTTGTCTGTAAACACTTGCTTCATATCTTTTGCTAACAACATTTGAATATGCATCAAACTTGTCTGCAAAATCTTCATAAGCAAATTCTCTTGCCGTGTCCGCAAACACATCTGTTGGTGTCCCTTCTAATGCAACACCACTGGCTGAATACAATGCACGTTGCTGTCCAACTACTCTTCTTAATTGTTTTCTTCTTTGTTCTTTACGTTCTAAATAAGCACGTTCAGTTTGATCCGCTTGAAAGGCAGATAGTGCCGCTTGTTGATTGCCCAACGCAACATTTTGTTGCATAGAATAAACTGTACCTGCTGTTGCAATCAAAGTTGCATATGGGGCTATTGCCGCACTTGCTGTACTTGCCGCCGCAGCCGCTGAACTTGCCGCCGCCACTATTGGTTGTATAAAACTCATTGTTGTATCCTTATCAAATATTTATTGTCCAAATTTTACCTCTGTTGTTACACCTAATAGTGTTGCCGCTAATGGAATATCTACAGTTACAGAAACAAATGGATCTTCACTTATGCCACTTAAAAATATTTTCTTTGTGCCTGTAAATTGTGCAATAGCTGTGTCTAATGCTTGTCCTGTTGTTCTAAAATCAATTGCTGTGCCATCAACACTTAATGCTTGTGTTTTGTTTAAGTTAATAAGTGCAGAAACTTTTGTAATCTGCTCTCCTCTATATGGTTGTCCATTTATAGTTACTGGCAATGTTAATGTTGTTAATGTTGATGTGTAATTTTTACCAACAACAACATTTGTATAGTTGTCATTTAATGTTGTACCTGCCGTTGATGCTCTTGTGCCCAATGCCACGTTTGCGTGTACAACGCCATCTGCTACACAGTTTACAGTTTGGTTAGCAAAGTTATAAGCACCTGCTAATGAATTAAATGCTGTGCTGTTTTGTTTACGTGCCCAACCATCTAAATAAATTTGTTCTTCTGTTAATCTTTCTAATGTGTTTGATGTAACTGTTGTACCATCATCTTTGGTGTATGTTCTTTCTATTATTGCATACAATCTTTGTGTTTCTGGTGTTGTGTCTGCATCATTAACAGCAACAACTTTTTTAAACTTGCCACCATCAATTGTAAATCTACTCCAACCTTGTACTTGTTTTTCTACATTCAATCCAAAAACACCCAACGTGCCATCTTGCATAACCACAAACAAATAGTTTTGGTTTGTGTTTCTGTGTGCTCGCATAAATGTCATATCTTGTGGATTGTTCATTACATCGTGTGCCACAATTGAATAGTTTTTTGCGTAGTAGGAATCACTGTTAAAATCAAAAACAAAGCCTCTTAATTCTCTACCATTGGCAGAACAAAATAGTACTTCGTTATCAATTGTTGTTGGACGCAATCCACCTTCTAATGCACCATAACGTGTTTGTAATCTTATGTTTACGTTTGTTGGTGTTACTGGTGCACCTGTCATTTCAAACTCACCACCACTTGTAAAAATGAATAGTGTTTGTTTAGAAACAAGGTGTCTAATAATGTTTACTTCATCTGAACCAATGGTAAAGGCAAAGCCACTATCATCTGTTACACTACCTGTTGTTGTTGTAGTACCACCTGATGTTTCCGTTGTTGCTACAGTTGGTTTAAAATTAAAAAAGTCACCTGACTGTGATCCAAAAATTGTTTGTGGTTTTAATTTTGTACCACCATATATCAATCTGTTTTGGTGAAAAGAAACACTACGTGGAAAGTTACCTGTGAAGAATGCTGTCTGTTCATATTCTGTAGGTGCCGCCGCTGTTGTTGATGCTAAATCTTCTTCTACTGTAACATTAATTGTTGTTGTTGAAACACTTGTTACTTTTGCAAGTCCGCCATTTATTCTAATGTAATCATTTGTGCTAAAGTCATTACTTGCATCTGCTGATGCTGTAAAAGTTGTTGTGCCTGTTTTTGCATTTGGTGTAAGTGTTAAACCGTTGTTGAAATTTGCTAATGGTAAAAATGTGTGTGATATTGGTGTACAAGTCCAACTTGTGTGTCCTGTTCTTGTTATCTGCACAGGTGCATTGTCTTCTTGTACCACAATCATTGTATCAAATGTTTGTGCAAATCTTAATTCATTGATATTACTTGCGTCCCAAAAACAATTTGATGAAACTGTTGTTGCATACCCACCATCTTTGTAAACGTGAAACTTGCCTGCTTCAAACACAAGCACATATTCTTGTGCAGTTGAAAATCTAAATGCAACCAATCTTGCGTGTGATTCAAAACCTGTTTCGTCATCCATTGTTGTGTCTGCTTTTGCAGGTGTCAATACAGTAGGATTTGTTCCATCAATCCATTCAAAACCTGTTCTACGCAACAAACCACCTTGTGGTAAAATAAACCAATTTTCTACAGTTTTTGCCGCCGCAGGATATATTGCTAAATCTTCACGTGCATCAAAGTATTCACCAACTTCACCTTGTGTGAAACTGTTCTGCACAATTTTTACATTGGGCATATTATACGTTTCCTAATCTTGCTCTTACTAATCTTGCATCATCAATTGCAATAATTTTTTGTGGTGGTGTTTCTTGTCCATCAACTGTCATTGCTTTTGCAAGTTTGCTTTCAAACTCTCTTGCCAATCTATCTTGCAATGTACCAACACCTGTTACACCTTCACATATTTCATATGCTAATTTTGAAATAAGAACTTCAATAAAGAATGGAGGAAAATTACTTTCATCCATTTGTCTAATGTATTCTAAATACAAAGGATTGATTGATGCATAAATTTTATTGTTTTCAACACTGTAATTAGTGCTTAAAAATCCATTTGAATCAAACACACCTTTTACACGAATGTAATCACCTGGTAATTGAAATGCCTGTGTGTATGTTGGATCTGTTGGAGTTTCTACTAAAGCTGAAAGTTGAACTTTGTGCGTAGCAAAGTTCCAAAATGTATAATACAATAATCCTTTTTTGGTATCATCATACAAGTTAGAAACAACTACACTTTGTCTGTCTGTGCCATCAAAGGATGTAATTGGTGTACCACCAACTTTAATCAATGCCTGTGATGCTATTGTAAATTTTGTTGCCATTATGTGTTTCCTTGTGTTTGTATTTAGCCATAAAAAAAGGGCGACATTCGTTGCCGCCCTTTAGTGTATTTTTCAAACAGATTATCTGTTTACTTCAATTGGAACAATCGCTGAGTTGTCAATTGCTACTGCACCTGCTGAGAACTGTGCAGAAATTAGCGTTGCTAATTTTTCTGGCACGTAGTTAACTTCAGTTGAAATGTCTTTACCAACTGCCATACCAACTGCATTTTTGTGGAATGCGTAAGATAGTACGTCTGCTGAAGCAGTTACACCATCTGATAATTGGTTTGAAACAATAATGTTAAAGCCCATTACGTTTGCAATTTGTCCTGTAACCAATGCTTGAGAAATTGGACCATCTGATGAT